TTTGATTTATCCATAATTTAATTTATCGACAATTGTAACTATATAAATACTTTGTAAAAGTATAGGAATATTGTGGCTTCAAAAATGATCATTACATTCTCCAAAGAAGGTGAATCTACTGGATGGGTAATTATAGAGTTAAACGAGAATGAAACAACATCCGCGTTTATAGACTTAATCAATCAGGTACATAGTACATCCACTCACAATAACACCAGTATAAATCGTGACAAATTGGAGGTTGTAAATACTTTTTTAGAACTAAAAAGATACGCAGATAAAATTAACGATTCAACTTATGATATAAAAATTGATGTAGATATAACCCGTGATATAACTTACAAAAAATTATTTGATTTACACGAATGTGTTGAACGATTGGGAGAACGACAACGAGCAAATGACCCTGATTTAAAAAAATGTAAAACTCTAACTGAGGTGATAGATGATTTTGCACAACTTAACAAATTAATACACAAGCTTGAAGGTACATTGCACGGTGGTGAATGGCTTACTGCTTCATTTGGTCCTCCGGTAGGAGATCCTGATTTAAAAATAGCACCGTTAAAATATAAAATGTTACAAGAAGCCACACTTGGTTATAAAAAAGACCATTTATATCTAGATTATTGTGAAACCGGAAAAAATATGGTACATATCTATCAACAAAATGATGTTGAAACACTGCAAAGAAAAATGGTTCAGCCGCAAAGAAACATACACCCTAGTATCTTTTTAAATTTTAAGTCTAATATGGTAATAGATTATGAAGATTATAAAAAATGGTGTGTAGAAAACAACGCAGAAGAATTGGGATATGATTATGAAAATCCTAGGTGGTGGGGAACGTGGGAATTAGGAACTTTAATTAAAACATCATTTAAGAAATTAAATGAGTTCCCATATTACGACACTATAAAAGTAAAAATATTATAAATACTTAATGATTGAACAATTGCGAGAACTCTACAATAAGATTACGACCCTTAACACTGTAATTACAGAAGATAAGGGACATTTAGACCATCCGGAAGATTTGATATTCTTGCGTGGTGTAAATGGTGCCAACCAAGCTGTTCAAGCAATGGCTGATACTGTAGCTAAACCCGAAAAAGTCACAATCAAATGGGACGGCTATCCTGCATTGATATTTGGTCGTAATAGCAACGGGAAGTTTACTATATTAGACAAGCATATGTTCAATAAAAAAGATGGTACCGGCCGTCAGGTATTCAGTCCTGAACAGTTTGCACAATATGACCAAGAACGAGGTGTTGACAGATCGGACCTACATCAGTTGATTGCACAGATATGGCCTGGATTAGAAAAATCTGATAGAAGCAAGGGTTATTATTGGGGAGACCTGTTGTTTAAACAACCATTAGTAGAAAAGAACGGGCTATACACATTCAAAGCTAACCCTAATGGAATTACATATACAGTAGATGCTAATAGCGAATTGGGTCAATTCTTTAAAGGGAAGAACTCCGGTATTGTTGTACATCAATATATTGCACCTGATGCATTAACAACTGACCAAGCTACTCCTTTAGATGGTACTATAGGTAGCTTAAAGAACAACAGTGATGTAGCGATATTACCTGCTAAGATGCCCATCACACCTAAATTGAAAGTTAATTCGAGTCTACTTAAAAAAGCTCAATCAGAGATAGCGAAACATGGTCAAGCAGTTGAACAACTAATGAGTACTGCACCCCAAGCTAGAAATACTTTTAATCAATTGTTTACTGTGTACATTAATAAGCGTATTGTAGCAGGTGATTTAAACAATTTATTAGCAGGGTTTATGGATTATGTACAGACTAGACCAATGACTGATAAGATGCGTGAGAAGATTAATCAGCATTTAAATGCTAATAAAGCAGGATTAGTTGGTGCTTTTAGCATATGGGTAGCTATCTACAATCTTAAAATGAACATTGTAGAACAGTTAAATAAAGCCGCAATGACAGCACCTGTTAAAGGCTATTTGCAAGACGGTACTCAAACTCAAGAGGGTTTTGTTAGTCACGGTCTTAAATTTGTAGATAGAATGGGCTTTAGTCGCCAGAATTTGGCTGGAAGACAGTAGCCAAAACCGACTTTTTTCATTGCCAGGCATAAATAATAGTATGAATCTATACGATTCAAAACTTTTAAAGGAATTTCATTATGGCAAGTTTTACAAGAACACACGGCGATGCACAACCAGTATTCGCAATTGACGTACAAAATGGTCCAGTAGCACCAACAGCATCCGCTGACGGCACGACTACTAACTTATATGGTCCAGCACTAGACTTCTTCGGTTTTGACTTAGGCGCCGCTCCTACAGCACAATTAGGTGTTGACGAGATGGTTGCACAAGTTATGGTTTCTATCGAACAATTAGCTACAGTTGCAATCTATGCAGTTCAAGCTACAGCAAACACAACTAATATGTCTGTTGCTGTTTATCCAGTTGGCGCATACACAGCGGCTGCACTACAAACACAAATTCGTGCTTTAGGTACAGTTAATGGTTATGACCTAAGTGGTGCTGTTGTAACAAACGTTGGTTTCCGTTTAGCTTCTACAGCTACAAGCGCAAGCTAATCAGAAGTTTAACTTCAAAGAAATCCGAGATTTATTCTCGGATTTTTTTTGCCTCTAAATACAAGTATGAGTTTTAAAGTAAGCTGTTATACACTATTTGATATCACCCAAACTGGTATTGTGAATAGGAGCCGTCCCGATCCCGAAGACGATCCTGAATTGTGGTTACACAATAGAAATACACAATGTAATTTTGATACGATTGTGCAGGCAGTTTCATTACGTAGTCAGCCAGAAAACATCACAACACCAATCTTCAATAAGATTAAGTTTGATGAATTTGAGAATTTTGGATTTTTGTTAGAGGATGACGAGCAAGTAATTTGCTGGACCTTTGATTTTGAGATTCACCATCCTAGTGTTTTCAATGATGGTATATCTGAATTAGGATCATTGTATTCTGACTGTGACAGTGTTCCTATGATTAAAACTAAAAATGCTTGGGATAAATTACCTGCGTTTTTAGATTCATCGGATGAGTTGAGAAATATTTATTTTAAGGTGTTAGACAATGAGAATTGATGTTAATAAAATTGATAGAAAATTAGATAAAATGATATCAAATTCAGAGTTTGCTAAATTACAAGATGTTGTAATTTTTAAAGATACTGACGGTACATTCAATCTGTTTAATAAGTATCATATTAAAAAGAAAGATGCAACTGATATAGTTGTATCTTTAAATAACGGAGATGACGTTAACTCTTTTTTTAATATGAAAAATGCAGTATGTTGGTGTGTACTAGATAAGATAGGTAAATATCAGTTAGCGGATAGAGTTATTGATTTGGATATGCATTTAAGTAGCGTAGAAGTGCATATCTCTATACATTCCCGACTGTTTAAAAAGGCTAAAAAAACAGAAGATAAGCTAATATACTTAGCCAAACTGAACCAAGATAAATTGCAGAAAACTGCTATGAGTGAAGAATTGAGTAAATATATACAGGATTCTTACAATTGGCAACAAAAAAGATTCGGGTTAAAATCCGAACATTAAATGAAAAAAGATAAATACTTTATATTAGTCTTGGAATACAACTATGAAATTAACTGATTTTGACAAAAACCCAATCGAAAACGCTACTAGAGCGTTAAAAGAGCATTATAACGTTCCGTTTAATGTTCGTAAAATGTCTTATGCTCAAGCAAGAGATATGCTTACTAGAGTTCGTGGTCTGATGAGCGAGACAAAGAAATCTACCGATTTCTATGAGAGCCAACAGAATTCTTCATACCTAAAACTTGTGTTTATGGAACAAGCACTGAGTAAGCATTTTGCTGAAATCAGTCTACGTAAACCACGCATCGTTGTAGAGAATGAAGAAGTTGAAAAGTCACAGGTTGTTTTGGCAGCTCAAGATTTAGTAGACCAAGTTCAAAAAATGGTTGAAGAAGTTAGTGATATGTTAGTAAAAGAATTACCAGCATTAACTGATAGTGTTCAATCAGAGATTGGTGTTAACGAAAGTGAAACATTCAACCAACAAGTTTCTGAAGCATTAACTTCACTTCAAGCCGCATTAACACAAAGTCAAACAACATTAAAATCTGCATTGAACGGTATCACTGGTCAAGGTGGTGCTGAAGCTTTTGACGCAGGTGGTGATATGGGCGGTGACATGGCAGGTGGTGATATGAGTGCCGACATTGATATGGAAGAACCACTTCCAGGTGGCGGTGAAGAAGAAGTAGATATCGGCATCGAAGCTCCAGAAGAAGAACCTCTAGGTGGTGCTGGTCGCCCTAAGAGATAACCATGCGATTGTATGAATTTGCCGGAAGTCCACTATTAATAAGGCTTGTAGCTACTACTAGCCAACTTAAAAGTGAAATTGATTCCGGTGAAGTCCATAGTGATTGGACTGTTCCAGAACTCTTGCAATACTATAGGGATAATGATATAGTCATTGATAAGGATGATTTGTATAATATGATTAAGAACCCGCCGTTGAATCAAAGTATTGAAAACATTCAGGGTGAGAACGTTATATTCAAAGGTCAAACTCCTGAACAAGAATTAGAGCCTGACGAAAATAAAAAAGTCGTAGCACAAATGGCAAAGAACGCAATGCAATGATAAGCATAACTGACAAAGCATCAAATAAAATACAACATACAATACAAAAACGAGGCAAAGGCTTAGGTATTCGTATAGGTGTAAAAACTACAGGATGCTCAGGTCTTGCATATGTACTTGAATATGTTGATAATCCACTAGAACACGATATTAAAGTAGACTGCAACGGTTGTGCTTTATACGTTGACCCAAAGAGTTGTACATACGTTCAAGGTATGACGATTGACTATGTACGTAATGGATTGAATGAAGGCTTTGAATTTAGAAATCCAAACGAACGTGATAGATGCGGTTGCGGAGAGAGTTTCCGAATCTAGTTGACAGTCGTACTATAATCAACTATAATTGACTATAATGTACATTCCAAACAAATATAATTACACACCCTTACTTAGGGAAACAATAAACGGCTCACGTAAATACGCTACTCCAGATGGCGAAAAGCTTCCTAGTGTCACTACAATACTAGATGCTACTAAAAGCGAAGAATCTAAACAAGCATTAAATAATTGGCGCAAACGTGTAGGTGTTCAGAAAGCACAAGAAATCACAACAGAAGCCGCAGGTCGTGGAACACGAATGCACAAGTGGATTGAAGATTACATTAAGACAGGAGTACTCAATGAGCCCGGAAGCAATCCGTATAGCTTGCAAAGCCATACTATGGCCCAATCAATCATTAATCAAGGTCTTATTAAATGCAGTGAATACTGGGGTACAGAAGTTCCTCTCTATTATCCAAAGATTTATGCAGGGACGACAGACTTAGTAGGTGTACACGATGGGAGTGACGCTATTATGGACCATAAGCAAACAAACAAGCCTAAGAAACGTGAGTGGATTGATGATTACTTTGTTCAGTTAGCGGCTTATGCAAACGCACACAATGAAGTTCACGGTACAAAGATACGTAAAGGTGTCATTTTTATGTGTTCTGCTGATAATCTCTATCAGGAATTCATATTAGAAGGACCTGAGTTTGTCAAGTATACTGACATTTGGTTCAATAGAGTCGAACAATACTATATGAAGTTCTTATAATGTTTTAAGATAAATAAGTGTAAATCTTCAAAGAATTACACTTATGGCCATTATACAGATATCAAAAATCCAACAGCGTTCAGGTAACCTTGTAGACCT